GCCGATATATCCTAATTGATTTCCATTGTTTTTAAAGTAGGTGTAGTAGTCCGTGTTGGTGTCAATAGAGATATTTGCTTTGGAAGAGAGATCGACTCCGCTATTTCCACCAAATAAAGCTAGATAAACATTTCCGCTAATATAGGTTGCATTTCCTATTAAAGACGAGTAAGACGATCCAGATAAAGTCGTATAAACATTGTTTATTGTTCCAAGAAATGTCGTTCCATTTTTAAGGTAAACAGACTTTGTAGATTTTGCTCCTAAGAACGTATCGCCATCATAAGATTGAATAAGTGAAGCATTTCCATCTACGCTATTATCCATGTCCTTGTGACTGAACATGGCATAGTTTCTGCCCCAATATGGATGGACTCCTACCTCTGCTGATCCGATGTAAGCATCGGAATTTCCAGAAGAAGAACCCGTTATTGTTGTAGTGGCAGACCCTGACAGGGTTATTCCAAATAATCCACCGCGGATGTTGGTGGAAGATAGTCCGTAAGAATTTCCTAATATAGTTGCAGTTGATGTTGAAGTGTCACCGGTTAATTCTATGTTGTCGTTGTCAAATTTACCGATGAATGAAGTTCCATTCTTTACGTAGATCGTCTTAGAAGATTTCGCTCCCAAGAAAGTATCGCCATCATATGACTGGATTAAGGCAGCATTTCCGTCTACGCTATTATCCATATCCTTATGACTGAACATTGCATAGTTTCGACCCCAGTAAGGATGAGTACCCACTTCTGCTGATCCGATATATGCATCAGCGTTGCCCGAAGAAGATCCGGTTATAATTGTCGACGCATTTGAAGCTGAGAGGACAATTCCGCCCGTACCTGCATGAATTGTTGTAGAAGAAGCTCCTGTATCATTTCCTAAGAGAACATTTGTTCTTGTTGAAAGATCTCCCGTAAAAAGTATTGAGTCTATTCCTGTACCCAATAAATTATTTGTTATTGCTCCCATTGCGACATTGTTGACTGCGAAATACAATGTCTTGCCATCTGATGCATTAATAGAAGTATTGCCAGTTTTATCTTGATAAATTGCGTAGTTGGTTGCAACTGAAGAATTATCTAAATCTTTATGACTAAAGATCGCATAATCACCAGAATAAGCTCCGCCATCAAAATAAGGAAATGATCCAACAGCTGCATTACCTAAAATTGCATCTGTTACAGATGTTGTCCCACCAGTAACAGTTAAGCTTCCGTCAAAAGTTGCATTTCCATTAGCTTGAACATTTCCTGCTGTGCTTATTGTTACACCAGAAGATCCGTAACCTCCGGCAATGCTTAATGATCCTGGAATAACAACGTTGTTAGCATCACTTATCGTAACTCCTGAATTTTGTATTAATTTTCCAGTCGTTAGATCAAATCTTGCTACTGCATTGTCTGTTGAAGAAGAAGGTCCAACGACGTCACCTGATCCTCCTCCACCTCCTCCAGAGCTTATTATTGTTTCGGTAGTTTTTTCTTGAACTATAGTTTTTTCTATTATAGTTGAAGAACCCGAAGAAGTGATAATAGTCCATGACTCTCCTAGCCATGTGAAGCCAATACATCCATTTTTAAAATCAATAATTGTATTGTTTGAAGAATTAATCTTTGAATTGCTTTGAACAACTAAATTACAGATATCTGCTGTACCTGATTCATCTTTTACGTAACAAAGTTGACCTAATCTTGGCGAATCTGGAAGATTCACATAAATTTGTGAATTTTCTTTTGGATTTACGACTTCTACACAAAGCAACGTAAAGTTTGCAGGAAAATTTAAGGTCTGATTTTCCTGAGCTTGAACGAGCGCGACACTTTGTGAGAATCTACCTGTTACGTGTAACTCTGCAGGAGTGTCTGGTGTTCCTACTTGAAGATCGACAAGTGCAGCGATTCTAACTAATTCTGATTTTGCCCCCGATTCATTTGTCAAATATGCAAATGCGTCATTAGGATTTTTAGCTGTGGGCGTTGTCATAGAATTGTCGTATTATTTGGATTTGTCTGTGACATCAATGTTGGATTTGTAGCTGCTGTAAACGTAGATGTACCGGCAGTCACTAATTTGAGCTGCGACGTTCTAGACCCGTCAGGATTAAAATCACCTAATCTACTTCTACTTTCTCCGTCAAAAAACGGGAGAGAAGAAGTCACTTCTGTGCTTAGATTTTGAGAAGTTGTCAGCATAGGATCAGTAATATTCGTCGTAACTGTTCCAAAACCAGCTGCATCAGTTGTTGCAGCTTGAGTGACAAATTTAACAGTTACAGGTCCTTCTTGCGGAGAAGAAATTCTATTTTTTGTTGTAGTTCTTGTCTTACTTCCTCTTGACACATTAGTCAATTCAGTGACATCTGCATTGATAAATTTAGTAAATTGTCGCTGCTCCAGCATGTCTCTAAACTGACCATATCTATTTCTTCTAAATATGATTCTTGAGTGTGCAGGTAATCCGTTATAGATACCATACTTCCATCCTCGAATCACTGGCGATATTCCAAATTCATATGCGCCGTAGTTATTTGACTGTTGATATTTTGATGATTCTTGAAGAAAAACTGAACTAGATTTTGATCTATTAATTTTGTATAGACTGCTTAGCGAAGTAAATCCTGATCCTGGAAAATCAGTAGCAGTTCTAGTATCTCTAATAACTTGTCTAAAGTCTGGATAGTGACTGTAGCCAATTCTATGTGGAGGGTCAAGATTTCCTGTCAATTGAGTTACAGGAAATGTAAGAATATTGATATTGTCAATAAAAGCTCGATCTATTCTGTTAGAACTGCCGCTCACACCTGTTTTTACATAACTAAATTTAATTTGATACTCGCCGGGCGGGTATAAAGAAGATGTAAAATCAGTCAAAACTTGAGGAGTTACTTGTATTTGATTAGTTCCTTCAAACGGCACGTCTACACCTTGCAATTTTTCAATAACTAAATCAATTCCGCCCACACTTGCTGGGAAACCTGGCATACCTGTAAAGCTGCTATAAAAATAGTCAGAAATGTGTCCTGAAATAGCCCTAGAATAAGATAATTTCCATGGTAATGAAGCTGTTATATCAGCTCTTTGTGAGGAAATTGTTTTTCCTCCGAGCACAGGATCAGGCATTCTGTATACAATATTTGTAAGAGTAATGTCCCCGATATTGACAGACGGAGAAATTATTGAAGCGCTTAAGTAAGAGCCTAAAACCCAATGTCTAGATGGCGAAGAACTTGATGCCCAATATATTCCTGTAGAACTTGTTAATATTGAGCCTCTAGCGTAAGATGTATTACCATCAGCATAAGAGTAATTTACAGATTGCGAAACATAATTATAAACTTTTAAATCTTCATCATCTAAAAATGATGCACTAGTAAAATTTTCTCTTGCTAATAACATCCAAGGATATTCGTTGTATCTGTTGTACCCAGCAGCATTTGTTGTTTGAGAATAAAGCGCGCCCGTGCTTGTACGTAGTTCTACGTCTAATGGATAACCTGTTGTTCCTTCCAAAAAAGCTGGTGCAACCCATTTAACAATTGCATTGCCTGAAGATTGATCAAACTGTGAATTAAAATATGATGAGCCGGTTGCAAGAATTGGTGCACCGTTGAAAGACGCAGAATAAAGTGAATGCAATGGGCCACCAAAAGGACCTGTACCTTCAGACCAATTTACAAGTTCAAAACCAGTGAAATAAGAAGAAGAAAGATTTGATTCATCTTCAGATTCATTTAAACTGTACGATGTATAGGCGATGTTGTTGAGGTCGCCGAAACCAAACAAGAATTTAATCATTTCATCATCAGACATCGTTCCCGTTAGGTATTCATTTCTAAGTGGAATCTTTGTTGAAAGATCAATGTCAGATGGGATAAGAATTCTATAACTTCCATCACCATTAGCTGGCAAAGACGGGTCTACCCTAAAGCTTCCATCTGATGTGTTAATTTGTTTTTTCCCTGGTAGCAACGGGAGAAAACTGTCTAAGGTTCTTGTTGTTTTTTGATCTTTGACTGAAGTAAATGGCTGAGGATACCAGTTAGTTACTGTCTTTGTAGTTAAATTACTTAGAACATCCGAAGATTTTTGAAGTCTTTCAGCATTTGAATATTTGACATCAAACGGAAAAGACCACGTCCATGAATTGTTGGATATCGCTCCAGATGTTATTGGAGAAGCGTTAAACAGCATGTAACCTACGCTAGCTGTTTGAACATTTCCATATGGGCTAAGCCAATAAAGAGGGTCATCAGATGTCACCCAAAAATTTGCATTGTCAGAAGCAAAACAGCTTTTTATTGAAGGTAAACAAGAATCGTAGAATCTTTCTTTTTCATCAACACATTGCGTAATTCTGTAGCTATTTGAAACTTTTTCAATCCAAGGAACAAGTCTTTCTGCATATGAAGAATTTTTAGAAACTTCTGCAGACCCGTATGTCGAATCTAAAGGAGGCTGAGAAGAAGCTTGTAATTTGCTAAAAAGACTTCCTCTTTCTCCAACACTAAAAGATAGTTTACCTGACTTAACTGTTTGAACATTGTCGACTTTTAGTAATGTTCCAGTAATGTAATTGTCTTGAGAAGTTTTATAGAAATTTGCAGGATATGATACGTCAAATTGGTCAATGACAGGATCATTTCCAATGACATCGTGCACTACATCGGAGAAATAATTTTTCATTGTGTTTCTCCTCCTAATTTAACACTTGATCCATAAAGTGTAATGCTAATTGATCCCGTATTAAAAACAACATCGTGTCCTTCTGCATTTGAAATATTACTGAAGTACGAAGAAGAAACTACATTTGTAATTCCTTTTGCTAAACTTGAATCATTTAGTCTTATGTCTACACTTCTAAATGTAGGACGTGTTTTAGATGCTGCTAAAATAAACTTATCTCCGGGATAGACTACGTAAGGAGATTGTTTTGGTTTTCCAAGAGAAGCTTTGGACATACAAAACACGAAACTGCCAGTCCCTTGTGTATTAAACTTTGTCTCGAGATTGGAAGAAATTGTTTGTCTGTCTGATGCATTTGAAAAATAGAATGGATTCTTGATAGATGTTCCAAACAAAACATCTTGTGTCGTTGAGAATTCTCCACCTGCTTCAAAACCACCCATAGCTCTTCCAAACGGATCTAATCCTAACAACAACGAAGAAGATATCGGATCGTTGAGTGTGGTGTATTCAGTATTTAAGAAATCTGAGAAGCTTGAAAGCATGCTTCCTGAACTTGCATACGAAGTCATGTTGAAAGACTTGAATACAGCCACTTGTGCTGCATTTGAAATTGCTGCCTCAGATCTGACGACAACACTTCCAGTAAATGTCTTATTTGATCCTACAGTGTTGTAATTGACAGAGTCAGAAATTATGTTTTGATTATCTTTATTTCCTACTATGACTGCATTCCATGTTTGATTTAAAGATCCACTTCTGGCTATAACGAAGTCCGCGTTTCCAGAATCATCATCAGAATGTGTAAAAGTTGATTTAAATACAAGGTCTCTTACACTTCCTGTTCCAAAATTCTTTTGACAAAATAGAGAAATAGTAATTGCTGGTCCACCTTCATCATAAAATGTAAGCGGAGGAAGAGCAGTTACAACAGACATAGAAGAAGTATGCGCAAAATTACTGGCAGAAACTAACAAGAAAGATGTTTTGTCGTTAAACCAACCATTTCCCATACAAAAAGGAAGTTCTATTACTGCTTTTTCAATTAGAAATGGCTCGGTAATTGGAAGAACAAATAACTCATCGGATGAATTGTAATCTGAATTTCTTTGAACACTTTTTGGATATTCTCTAGACAGCAATTCGATGTGGTTAGAAAGATTAAATGAATTACCAATTTCCGATGTAGACTGATTTGCGGGTTCAGTGCTAGAAGTTCTTAAAATATCTAAGCTGCCAGAGATTATAGAATTTCCGTACGTGTCAAATCCAATCTTATCTTCAAGGTAGATAGAACCCGAAGATGTACCTGATGCTAAATTGGTAGTTTTAGAAGAAAACTTGTCGAATGGATTGTTCGTGTGATCATTTAGCGACGAAGAAGGAATATTCCATTGTTTTGCTGAAGGATTGAAGTAGTACATGCTACTTGCACTTGTCAGCATCTTTACTTTTTTGTCTACTGGGAAGGTGATCTGTATTTTCTTTTTGTTTGCTAGACTTCTAGAAAAACTATTTCTTTCAGAGCCAAAAGACGAAATAGAACCAGTTAAAAAGAAAGAATCATCATTGCTTTTAGAAGAATAAACTCTGTCTTCAGTAAATGGAGAAATTTTCTCTTTGTTTTCGAGTTCATCTTCTAGAAACACAGAGTGCCCTGCAGAAATAATCGTTCTATTGTTTGTTCTTATTCCACCGGAAGAGATTAGATTTTGTTTTAAATGAACACCTGGATATGACGGATTGACAACATCGAATAGAGGCAGAGTTGTAGATGCATCTACGTTATTTTCTTCTTTGTAGTTTATGAGTTTTCTATCGTCATATGCAGTCTCACTAAAAAATCTTTTCTTTTCATTCTCGTGTATGTCTGCTCTCGTCTGTTTTCTTCTGCGCTGAGGAGGCATCAGTGTAATTCTTCCGCCTCTCTGCGGCCAATTATTAATGCTAAGATTTGACGTGTAAGAAGATGTTGTAGCAGTATTTGTGTCAATGCTCGTGTAAGATCCAGTGAACAATGCACCGCCAAAATCACTCATTAATCTGCTAGAATTTGATCCAAGCAGTGGTCCAAGATCTCTAAAATTCCAAGTTGAAGAGCCAGAAGTGAATATTCCACAAGTCGCGCTAGCTGATCCGAGCCCAATTGTCTGAATATCAGCTGAAGACACTGATGATATTCCATTAGAATAGATGTAATTAGCATCAGCAGATGTCAATACAGAAGACCACACAGCAATATCATCGAGCGATCCTGTAAATTGCTGGTTGTTTGTGTTGTCAATTCCTACCCCACCAATCATAAATTTACCTTGACCAGAAGGGGAAGATATATTGTCGCTTGTTGTCAAAGATGTATAAGGACCAGTAGTTGATATTTGCTGGCCGTCTACATAGATTTTAATTCCGCTCAGCGTGGCAGTTCCATCATACGTGACAACAACGTGATGCCATTGACCATCATTGTAAGTATTTAATGTAGATCTTGCTTGAAGTGTAGAAGTGTTCCACGTCTTATTGAGAGTAAATTCTATATACCCACCACTCAGTCTTAGAGAATAACCTCTACTGAAGTCATACGCCATTCTTCCTGCAATAGTCTGATTTGAAGAATCTGTAGTTTTAAACCATGCGCTGAAAGAAAAAGAATTTGTTACTAAGAAATCAGCAAAACTTGAATTTCCCGTGTATGTGACCGAAGCACTACTTCCTGAGTAGAAAGCCGCTCTAGATATTTTGCCGTCTACGTTATAAGCAACAGAGTTCTTATGAGATAAATTTTGAACTCCTCGAGAATCGATAGCAGAAGCTGTTGTATCATCTAATTTCCAAACGTTGCTTGGATCAGCAGATAACTTTACAAGAGTATAATCTGTGGAATAAGATTCAAGAGGTGCATAGTTGAATTCTATTTTTCCATTTTCATAAATCGCTGTTTCAAAATTTAATTTTTTATTTCTGTATCCATATCCCATTGAGGACCAACGAACTACAAGCGACTTACCATCGACCGAATCATCAACTGTAGCATACCGCATACCTGATGTTAATTCATCAAACGGTTGGTCTTTTGTTGTAGATCTTCCATACAAGAAATTTTCTCTTTGACTGACGACAGACGGGGCAGTGCCAGAATAAAATGTTATGAACGAATCAGCATCTTTATGCGTCATCATTAGTCTGTCAAACCAAGGCGCAAGAAAAACATCTTTGTTTATAAAAGATGATGTAATTGAAGTGTTACAAAAAGAGCTACTTCCACTTGCTAGAAGACGTTGACTATAAATTTTGTGTAGATTAGACGAATCAATTGATGCACTTGGATCTAGAAGCGCGATCCAGCCATGTGGACTTGCTATGAAATTAGAATAAGTCTTTCCGTCAAATTCAAAATCGAATCCAATAGGCTTGACGTATGTATTGCCTCCAGGGTCTAAAGAAGATGACGCTGTAGGTTCTTCTAGATACTCAACATATCCCTGGCTGCTTGACTGGATTTGACCAAATCTATTCCAAGAATTTGGATTTATGCTTTTTAGACCCACTGAAGATGCGAATGGATCATTTTGAAAATTTGCAAAATACTTATCAAAGTCTCTGCTAGGAGGAAGTTTTTTGTCTTTGAACGACATCAGCGAAGCAAGCCTCCGTATGCAATTGAATCGACTCCTTGAAGAGCGTTATCGTAAGTAAAACCCGTTCTTGAAGAGACTTGATTTGCTGTTAAGTAAGTTGTGTTCAATGGTCTCATTGCTCTGACTGCTGCTAGCAGATCACTCTCGTATTGACGTGTAGATTCTAATTCGTCACCTCGAGATGGTATCGAATCTTCAAAAGGTTCATTAACATTTTGATCCCAAGAAATATAAGCCAAATTAGGACCCATTTCCAAACTTGTATTTCCATTCTCGTCTGTTATTACAATTGGATCTCCATTATCCAAGAATACTTTTTGATTAATTCTTAATGGATCAAAGTCATATATTTGACTGACATTATCCGACGAGGATCGCATAAAAGGGTTGCCATTTCCAAAGTTGGCTACAACTCCATGCGGTTCAAATGGAAAGTTAATGCTAAATTGAGAAATTATTGGTCTGATTGGAAAAGGCTCGATCACTCCATTTAGAACGTAGTTTTCTCTCTGATTTGCATCAGAAGTGACAATTGGAAATGTAATGATCTCATCAATCGGCTTGTCTGTGTCCTGAAGCGCAATAAACTCTATAGGATTAAACAAGCTTAATTCTTCGAAATAATCATTGCTTGTCACATTATAAGATTCATTAATTCCGAAGTTGACGGGTGCAATTAAATGTCCCGGAGTTCCTGCTGAAATTTTATAAAATCCCGAGGACCAGTGTGAAACTTGATTTAATTCTACACCTTGACGGAATTTGTCTATGAGCGATCCTGTAAGATATCCGTTTGATGTAGTTCTTGTCTTTTTAGCAGTATTTAAAAAGAAATTAGACGCTAAAGTTGATCCTGAAATAGATTGTGCAGCAGATCGATCTAAAAATTTTCGATTTGCTTCTGCTTCTAACTGTCTTTGTGTAGAATAATAATTGGAGTCTGCTTCAATTACGAAGTATGAAACTTCAGCAGACGCAGGTGTCTCGTCAAAGCCAAATAAATCTGGCCACTGTCCGTTATTTAAATTTTCTGTCTGGACTGTGTTATTTTTTGACAAAGTTCACTCCTAGTACTTTTTAAGTTCGCCTACTATTTGCTGCAGTAGTAACTTATCTGCACTTACAATTTGTTGCTTACCTAAATAATTCTCGCTGTGTCTAAATTCTCGTTTATGTCTCTCGAGCATGTGAGATTCTATAACGAAATTAGTTCCTTTATAACGAGTCTTCCCGGGAATTAACTGCTCAATAAAAGACGATATTGATAAATCGAACCATCTATAAAATTCCAAGAAGTTTCTAAAATTAAGATTTTCAGTGAGTCTATTAAAATAAACATCTCTTAGAACGTCAAGATCAGGATAGTCAGAAGAAAACATATTTTCAGGTCTTCCAATTGCGTCACCAAGAACATCAAGATCTGAAAACATTGTTATAATGTCTCTATTAAGTGCATCAGTGAGAGAAAATTCTACCGACAAACGAGTATCATCACTCGGCTCTTCTTTCATAAATGATTCGTTGCTCGAATACGCTGGTCCTATAGACGCATAAGGATTTTCATCTAGATTGCTTGACTGACTTAGACCTCTAATTCTAACTTTTTCATCAGTAGAAGCCTCATCAAAATCAGGTGACAAGTAGCTGTAAGATCCTACGTCGCCGATGATCACGACATTAGATCCGGATCCAAATGCTGATCCTGTCATAACAAGATTATTATAGCTGTGGTCAACAAAGATAATTTTTCCAGTATTATCTGCGTCTCTTTCTGGTTGTTTTGAGAAAGTGTCCATTCTCAATTTATTGAAAGATCCAGAAACGTTAGTGACGAAGTTGTAATTTACTTTTGGATTAGAAACACCTGCAGATTTGTAATTTCTTACGTGTTCTTTCCATTCGTTTACATCTATAAATTTAGACCAGAATCTTAAGTGTGAAGTCCAACCATAGAACGACGTTGTTCTAGCTTCGTCTGATACTTCTGCAGTATTATTCAGATAAGGATACAAAATCGACGTAGGAATTGTTTGATTTGATCCAATAGCGATATAAGAACCAGACGCATTATACAAAGGAGAAGAAACTTCAAAGATGTTAGCTTCAGTTGATTTTTTCTCGTGGAAGAATTGTGAAGTTGTATAGACTTCTTCAACGTCTCCGTAATTAGACTTGCCTGCTCTTAAGAAATAGCTAGAAGACAAATAATTTAAACCAAACTCATCTGATCTCTTTCTACCAAAAGAAATATTCCATCTTTCTCCATCGAATATTCCAGCACCAGAAAGATTTAAAGAAAGTGTAAGCGTTGGAGAATCAACAGCTGAACCGGGTCTTACATAAGCTGTAATTGTCGATGGTTCAGTGACTGTTTTTTGAGTTGCGATTATGTTTGTAATTAGACCTGGTTTTGCATATGCATTGCTGCCTGTTACAACCATTCTCAGCAAGGACTGATTTGAATTTCCTATTACATCGATCTTGTAAGGCGGAAATTTGTAATTGCATTCTACAGACCATGATCCAGAAGTGAGAAGACCATCTGAAGAATTTGTTGTTCCCACAATGTGATTATTGGAATAAACAAACTGTCCTGACGGTGTTGGAAATCCTGGTTCTATTCTTGACGCCGTGAGAGGCGACGATAATGCTATTGAAGCGCTTGTAAAGTCTACAACAGGAATCGATTCTAAACGTTTATTTCTTGATGTTCCAAGCTGCTTCGTTGTATTTCCACCGAATTCTCTGATCTTGAGGCTGTTGTCAGGATCAATTCCTACTGATCTCAAGAAAGACCTGATGCTGTGCTTCGTTCCTTTTGATCTCACGAAGTCATTGATGTTTACAATAACTCTTCTCATTATTTGAGAATGTACTTTCTTAAATGCTAATCCTGTCGTATACTGTGTTGTTTGACCTGCGTCATCGTCATCAGAAAATTTGTTTATGTCTGCATGATTAAAAAAAGAAGGTAAGTAAAAGCCATAGCTCTTTATTAAGTCAGTTAAGAAAGCATCGGGCGTGGTTTCATTTAAATCATAACCTACTGTCTTTAAAGTACCAAATGCGTCGACAAACATCTTGATGTCGTCGAAAAATTTCGACCAGATGTACAAGAATGTCAGAATAATATGAGTCGATCCCTTTTGACCTTGACCAGGAATTCCAGACCCTGAGTATGCATCTCCTGCATTTCCATTAGCATTGAAATATCCTTCGTCGTCAGCTCCCTCAAGAAGATAATGTTTTGGTATTAATTTGACAATGTAGTTGGGATTTGCTTGATCATAAAGACTTGCCGTCAACAGCAAGTTAGCGTTTAAATTTTTGACTTCATCGTAAGCTGGAAATAAGACGGTAGTAAATTCTCTTTTCTCATTTGATACAGGATTTAATGTGTCTAGAGCAGAGTTAACTCTTAAAGATCCTGTAAAATTATTAACATAAGCATGTAAAGAATTACCAGAGCTATCAAGAACTATTGAGTTGACTGTTTCTTGTTCATTTATTAAAGATAGAAGAGGAGGTGGTTCGTTAAATCTGTAATACAGCTTTAAATCAGGTGTTGAATAGATTCCTCTATCAAAGTATAATTTTTGTTTTTCTACAGACCTAACGCTGTGAAAAAGTCTAAATTCATCTAGTGTGCCGCTAAATGTCTGTGTAGGTGTGACTAGTGAGTTATTGTAATAAAATGCACTGCCAGTTCCTATCAAGAAGTCTGAATTGTCTATGTCCAATTTACCAAAGCTCATTACGTTGGAGCTTGTTGAAATTAATTTTTCATTGACATAAAATTGTAAATTTGCATCAGGAAAATTTTCTTCTCTATTAAAAGCTACGCAAATATGATTGTAAGCTCCCTTCTTTAACACTGCAGAAGTGTTGAGCTTTGAAGATCCTGAAGAAATACTAAAGCTTGCAGTTACATAACTTGTAGACGCATCTGGGCTCAAGTATAATGTGAAACCATCGTTAGGTGAAGACTGTTTCTGACAAATAACTTGTGTAGAATTTGCTATCGATGGAAGATAAACGAGCGTTTCAATAGAAATCGATCCCGACGCATCAGGATTAATGATAACTTCGCCCTTGTTGTTTTTAGATATGTCTGGATAAAGATAACCTGATTTGTCTTTTACAGATATCCAGCTTCCTTTCGTTCCGTTGAAATCTTCACCTACTTTAGTGCCAGAAAATTGAAGAGCTCCCGACCACACGGGAAAATTATCGTAGACGTATTTTTCAAATCCTGTCAACTTGTCAAGAAAAGTTTGAATCTCTTTTTTTGTTCCGTCGAATGGAAAATTATTAATGATAAGATTAAAAGCTTCGTTGACTTTTACTTCAGCAGAAGAAAAAAACGTATGATTTTCAAATTTAGACCAGTCAACGTTTAATTGTTGTGTACTTTTTAGAGGATAATTGATTGGATCAAATTTAAAGTCCCAATCACCAGAACTAAAATCTACAGATTCATTTAGTGACTTAATGTCTTCGGCAGTAAGTTGTATAGGCTTAGAATCTTGCTGTATTGACTTAACGTAAGATGGTGAGCTGATTGATCCTATTTTTGCTGCCATTTGATTAGTCCGCCAAAAGTGTTATTGTGCTACTCTAAAGATTGATGAAGCGTTCTTGTAGATATTTGTAACGCCATTTATTTTGATCATTATGTCGATAACGTAAGATCTTCCCAAGACCAAGGCGTCAGAGCTGAAAACGAAGAACATTCCCTCAGAATCGCTAGAGACTCGAGTAGATCCTTTAACATCATCGAAAGGAATTGCTGTCACGCCAGAATCAATTTCTCTGACAGAGTAGTAGACATTGTTGAGAACAATTCCATCAAGATTGACTGGAGATTTGACAAACTTCACATAAGGATCGTTGTCGTCGAATATAACCACTCTTGCTGATACGTCTTGGCCCTCAGAATAATTCTCACTAATTCCCGATATATTAACTCGGTAGAATTTTTTCTTATTTGATGCTGATGTTCTGATTGGCTTTTTAACTTCAACCTTGCTGCCTGTTACGAAAGCATAAGATGAATTTGTTGTTGTCCAAACAGGCGTAAATTTAACTGATCCTGATTCAGCAATTCTTGCAGCAATTACTGCGTTATTTGAAGGAATATTAACTGTAGCTTTATAGACACCGTCGACGGGATTTGACCCAAGTGTGAATTGTGATCCAGAAAAGCTAATCGCATAATTTCCGGTTTCAGTCACAAGTTTTAATGCAACACAATTGCTGCCAGTTAGAGTCGTGTTTCCTGAAACAAGATTAATTAGATTACCGCCGATATAGTTGTATAAATTGATCTTGCAATCGGAATCAAAAGTCAAATTCTGTGTGTCGTCTGTAATTGAATCGTCAAATCCAAATACAAGCGCTGGTCTTTTTGTCTCGTCGTAAGCATGTCTGCTTCCAAATCTCTTCACGAAATATGTGTTATCATTGTTCTCGATATCACTAGAGAAAGAAATTCTGTATCCTCTATCGGGAATCTCTCCCTTCAAAGTAGCAGAAACGATAGTCGTAACGTCAATTAGAAGATCTTCTGTTCCGATTGGAAATAGTTGAGTTATTTCTGTCGATCCAAGTGACAAAGAACTTGTAATGTAGTCGCCTGATCCCGTGGCAAAACACGCCAGATTACAACCTTCAGCTCCCCAAAGTTGACCTCTAGAAGAAGACAACCAATTTGTTGCATCTACATCAGAGTAGTACACAAGATCTTTTCCAAGCCCTTCTTCAAAAGATGAAGAAAGCGGGAAGACTCTTACACCAAAATTTTGAGGTGTAGGTTGTCCACCATAAACATCTTTGAGTGAAAGTTTGCAGAAGAAAGAATTGGAATTAATGTCAATGCTTCTTGAAAAAACAAGATCTCTAAGCGGTTGTAGATCAAAGTGAACAAGAAGTCTAGAAATTTCGTCTGTTACGCCCGACGACTCAGGCGCAATTCCGTGCAATTTAAAAAGATCTAAAGTTCCAGCTAAACCTACGTTTCCCGATACTTTTGACTTTGCACCGACGACTTTATTAGTAATATAAGCGTCTTTGTCAGCTTTTAACTTTCTATACATTTGACACCGCTTTGCCTATGATATTGATGTCTGGATACTTGATCTCGAATATTCCTCCCTGCGGAGGATAAATTATTTGGTTTCTAGTGTTACTCTTAACATCAAAAACTGTAGAAGAGTAAACTCTATTCTTTACTGTTCCATATAAATTTCTAACTGTAATTGAATTAACAGACACAATTCCTTGCTGAGAGAAAATTGTGCTATTAATATCTGATTTAACTATTGGCTGATTTATATGAAAGTTTTTAATGTTAAATTGATTTTGAAGAGCGCTTATTGTGTTCTTTAAGACTGTCGACTTGTTATACGAAGGATCTACTACAATCTCAAAATATAATTCTAAATTAATCACTTCGGCATCAAGAATATCAATCGCGTCTGAAATCATTCTATAAGAATTAAGATAACGTTTCAAATTGATCTTCAAGGCATCTGGAGAAACTATCAGAGATCCCGATGGGGAACGTGATATTACATGAAGAATTGAAGCAAGAGGATTTCTTGTGTTATTTGACACAGACGCTCTAAATACTCTTCCAAAGTTTGAAGGCATCGTATAAACTCTTGCAAGAAGATCTTCTTTCGTGACAATTCTCTCCTGCGAACTTTTAATCGCTGGAACGAGAGCCAGCAACTCTTGTGTAGAAGGTGCATCTTCGCCGCCAGAACCTGCTGTAGAGTTATAAGCTTCTAAACCATTTCTTATTTGATTCTGTTGAGAATTCAAAGGATTTGATGGAAAAAATAACTCAACCGTCTGAATACTTCTAACGCTACCCACAGGCACATTGTGCATTAGACCGCCGCCGTATCTGTAAGTGACTGACAGCGTTGTATTTGATGCTGCGACGCCAAGCGTAGAAGTCTGAAGCAAACGTTGAGGATTAACAGATTTTCTAGAGAATGTTTGAGTGTATCTCAACGGAATTGCAAATTCTGAAGGATCAGGAATCGCATCGTCGTCAAGAGAATCTGCAGTTCCACCTCCAAATATCAGAACTGTTTTTCTTGTGTCGAGAGACGTCTCTTTCACGTATCTGTAAGGAGCAGGAATAACTTTTAGCGAGTCTTTGACTAAACTATCTTTTTCAGTAGTATTAAGCGTATTCTTATAGACGACATCGTGGCTTAGATTGTCAACTTCGTAGTAAATATTTCCTTTTTGGTCAGTCACAGAAATAATACTCGTTACGTCTGCGTGCGTCAGATTAATTCTTCTAAATGGAATGAAGTCTCCGACTTGAACAGACTCAGTTGTCTGTACTCCTGATGTGCAGATGCCTGATGCCTTTAAGATTTTTGTTATGATACTTCCGCCGACTCTTCTTCCATTTGTCTCTACAACGTTCTGATTGAGCTCTAATTCTTGAGTTTCTTCATTCAACTGCCAAAAATTGACATCGTCAATCAAAGTAAACGTCGTACCATTGTCAGCAGTAAAAACTGCATTTGATTTTATCGTGGGAAGGAGAATAGGATCAGGTCTAAGATCTGAAGAGCTCAACACGGGAACCTCTATGTAGAATTCTAACATGATGAGAGATGGAGATGCGCCAGATATTTGAATTCCTGCGCTTCGAATAGTTCTTTCAATATTCGCTGTCTCTACTACTGTATCGAAATTAAGCTCTCCGTACAGGTGGTCTAGATAAAACGAGAGATTGTCTCCCACATAAGCAGCCATGTCAAGAAAGAGACCACCAAGCGACGCTTCAGAAAAATCTTGAATTCTATCAGGATAATACTGCCTAGCGTACTCGAGCAAAACAGTTCGAAAGCTATCAAAGTCTCTTGCCAGATAACTTCTTTGACGAACTGATTTTAAAACTTGCTTGTTGTCTATTAACGCCATCTCAGTTTTCTGCCTCTTCCTGTATTGACAATAAGTAGAACTTCATTATATTACGTATAAAACAATTTGTAGAGCTCTATCTATGACTTCAATAGCGGGAATACTGTAAGTTATCTTTATTAAGATGACAGCGGTGTTCTTGTTCTCTGTTCTGTCCACAGAAGATTCAAACGTTCCTAAAGTCACGAACGGCATCCACTCATTCACAGCATTTCTAATTCGCTCTATAGCCTGATTGTCAAAATTTTCTTGGCTTGCAAATTCTGTAGTCAACGGTCGAAGATTTGCACCAAATTGATAATGACCCAATCTCTCGCCCCAGTTGGTGAGCAAAAGATTTCTCAAATTATCAGCAAACTGGTCTGCAATGTTGTAGTTCATAGCAAGAAGCCCTTCTCCGGCTCCCGCTAACGTCATCGGTGTCTTTATTCCAAAAGGAATTTTAGAAGTATTCAGCGTTTCAAGAGCTTGCTGCTGAGGTGTCTTTCCGCTGCTTTTAAAGCTATAAGTCGCCACAGTCTAATTATAAACTCATCAAAATTATGATTCTACTAACTTTTGAAAGTCTTCCTTGAAGGCACGAACTCTTTTAATTCGCTCAAATCTATCTTGAACTTCGTCAGTGTTTGAAATACGAATGACATCTCCTAACTGCTTCTCATCTGGATTATTACTGTTTTTAAATTGAGATGTCTTTGTTCTCTCGTCAAAAATAAAATGTGGACGAAGCACAGCTTGCGTTGCAGGTGTTATTTGCTGCATATTCTCATACGCAGCTTTCAGCCAAGAATTAAAATATTCTAAAAATGCCGGTGGTCTTCCGTCGCAGGGAGTGACAGCAACACAAGCATTAATGTTATCCATTGCCATCTCTAAATCAATCCACCCGTTAATTGATCTCAC